AATGATACTTTAACTCGAAGTGAAAAAATTATTCAATCAGTTAATGAAGACTTACAAATTGTTGATACTTGGACTGAAGAAGAAAGGGCTTACTTTTACAAACATTTTGTTTTTTCTTATAAAGAATTAGAAGAAAAAGTCGGAATAAAACTTAAATAATTATCCTTTACTCTTAGGATTAGTTGCAATCAAATTTGCTTGGTCATCATCACTTGCGGCTTTACAATAATGTTTTCCACCGATTGTATAGTATATAATAACAATTTCTTTGGAATCTGGTATATTTGGATTTTGTAATCTACTGATAGGAACCAAATCTAACTCAAAAGTGTCTTGAACAGGTACTACACCATCAGGAATTTCTGATGGATTGTCTACTTGAACCGTTACACTCCATAGCCCACCAATTCTACCATCTTGATCGTCTTCTTCTTTATAAACACCAGTAACTGTAGATGGTCCTATATCTATTGATGGTACATTTGTAGTGGTGTTAGATAATTGTGATTGAATATAAGATCTTACGTCTGAAAATTTGTAACATGTAATTGCACCTAATTTATCTCCTTTTTTAAGTTTCTCGACAAGTAATGGTCTTACATTACCCATTGTTGATTCTAGTAATTGATTAAATCTTAATTTGTCCATTTTTTTTATTTAATTATAAATATAATTATTTTATAAAATTATAGTGTTTTTTTTGAATTTTTTTTATTAAGTTAATTAAAACAGATTTTGTCAAGTTAAAATTTTCATTTATATTTTTTTTTGGTTTATAACTTGTCATTATAGGTTTTTGACCTTTTCCTGTTTGAGTATCTTTTTTTTCTGCTCTTCTTTTTTGTTGACAAGCAGCTCTTTTTTGTGAATCAGTCATTTTTCCTGCGACTCCAGCAGCTCTACATTTAGGATAAGATCCTTTAGAAGTGTCTTGTCGTCCACATGGAGGATGTTTTCCGTCGACTTTTCTACAAATATCAACCCAAGGACCTTTTGGTTGAGAAGATCCCTTAGGCTTCTTCTTTTTTCCAAACCAAACTGCTAAATCTTCATTAAAAACATTTTTATCAGAAATTTCGAACCATTCCTTAAATGGAACTTTTTCAGTGTATGGGTACATTTTTTTTTCCATATTAGTATTGAGCCCATCATTCATGTATGGATTGATTTCATTTCCATCATCATCTGAAAAAGTGGAATATGGATGATTTCTTATAAAATTGGTAATTTTTTTTGCTTTAGATTCAATTTTCTTAATGTTTTTTTTGTTTTCATCCATTGAACCATCATAACTATCATAATTTAATAATGCGCTGTCAAAATCAGAAACTTTATTATTAAAAGGATCTAAAGAAGATTTTTTCCATGGTCTTAAACCCATTTGTAAAGGTAATATATAATTTCCTTTAGAGTTTGAACTATCTCCGGTTGCTTCAGATATGTAAAAATTTTTTTTGTTGTACATGATTTTACTTTTTAATTAAAAAAATTATATTAATAAATATCACAAAAAAAAAATATGGAAAATCAAGATAATAATTATGGGGTTTTATTTAACTCTATTTCTTTAAATAGTGAAGAACATTTAGAATTAATTTTATCTACAATTAATAAAGAATATGCTTTATTTTATTTAGTTGAATCAATAAAATTTGCATATAGTAAAGGTTGTTTTTCTATTGGCGAATCTGAAATTATATCTAAATCTTTAAGAGTTATTTTAAAAGAAACTAAGGAATAAAAAAAGGTCGAATGTTATTCGACCTTTTCTTTTCAAATAGATTAAAGATTATCTTAATTCTCTCAAATCAAATGATCTAACTCCATCAACTGTAATACGTGCGTAAAAACGGTTATTAACCATTTTCTTAGCGTAACGTGTCATAATACCTTTAATAGGTGTAAAGTTGAATGGGTTATACATTGTAGGTGTTAATTGTAAAGGTACATACGGTGCGTAAATATAACCAGTATCTAACAATGACGTTCCTTTGTGTCCAATCAAAACTTGGTTTGATGGGAAATAAGGATCACGATAAATTTGGTAACGACCTGATAATGTTCCAACTCTTTCAATACCCATGTTATATTGGTCTTGCTCAGGAGATGCATTAGATACGTGGAAATATTCTAAATCATCAAAAATTGCTGAAACTTCAGAAGAAACAACAATCCAATTAGCTCCACCCCTCAAAGTAGATTTGTGAATTTGCGCAGACAATTGATTAATTGCTGTGATCAATGTTTGATTCCAATCTTTTTGAGTGTAAGAAGTTTGGCCTTGAATTCTTCTCCAACCGTTATAGTCCCAACGTAAATTCCAAGCGGCTCCTTTACGTAAATCACGTAAAATTTCACGGTCAATTTCTGCTGCAATTTGTTCTGATAACAATGCTGTTAATTCAGCCTCAGCATCAATGTTATGGAACGCAGCAACGTCTTGTGCCAATTCAGGAGACCATTGCGCTCTTAGTTTTCTTTCTGTTACAGAAACTGTTACTGATTCTAAATCAAAAGAAACTTCACCAATTTTGTCTTCAAACTCTAATTCTTCATAACGTCTCCACATAGCAACAAATGAATCTCCAGAATTTGCTGAAGCAATAGTTGTACCTGTGTAACCATCCAAAGACGATGCGTCACAATCCGCACAAACTGGACAAGATAAATCAACTTCTAAATAAATACATCCATTTCCATCACAAACATCATAAAAAGAACCACCATTACCTGTACCTGGCCAATTTGTTTGTGTTGTGTTACCATATTTAACAATACCTTTACCATATTGTTGTGTAACAACTCTAAATAACAGTGGTAGAGGATTATTTGCACCATCTACTAATGGACTACATGCACTATTTGGTGCAATTGTAATATTTCCAGTATCAGCATAAATTCTCAAGTCTGATAAGAATGTTTCAGTATCAACTTCATTACCATCAGGGCCTATTAATTTACCATATCCAGGAATATTACTCCATCCGCAAAGTTTAAGAATAATTTTTCTATATACACCAATACCTGTAATTTCATTAGGTACTAATTCACTTCCATCCCATTTTTGGATTGTGGCATAACTTGTAACTGCTGACCATCTTCCTTTTGAATAATCAAAAAGTCCTGGAGGGTCTAATCCTGCTTCACCACCTTCATAAAATAAATCATAAAGATTTTTTTGATACATATCATTGTTACCAGCAGCACCTGCAGGTACAGTGTTATAACCAGCTTGTGGATCTCCAGGATAGTTACCTGGCGAACCTACAGGTGCATAATGATCACCTGAACTTGTTGCAGTTCCTCCTGAATATCCTTGGATTTTAGGTACAAAGTAAAATAATTTACCAATTGGTAAGTTCATAGCTTGTACTGATACGATATCGTTAGCTAACAATTTTGAAAACACACGTCTTACAATCGGAAATACAACAGTTTCGAAGGCTCCATTAGATCCTTCGCTTGTTGCTTCATTAATTAAATGTGATGCTTGGTTTTCATAAAGTTGTGCAACATTTTCTTTTAGGTGGCCTCTAAGACCTTCAAGGAACCCTAATCTGTTCCATTTGTTAATTGTGTCTTCTTTAATAACTTTTAGGTGTTTTAACCCAATATTACCAACAAGACCTGATTCTAATAATGCTCCCATTTTTTTATTTTTTTATTTTTTTAGTTTATTTTTTTCATGAGATCTTTCATTCTCATAAATTGAGGGTTTTCGTAAGTTGTTGACTCAATCAAATTAGTGGATGAACCTGTGTTAATTGTAGTTGAAACTTTTCTTTCAACAGATTCATTCAAGTTTTTTGATTCAGTTAAAGTATAATTACCTAATTCCTCTTTAATTTGTTTATAAAGATTTTTTGACTCTCTAATATTTTCTACATTGTCAAATCTTCTTAAAATGTTTATTTTTTCTTGTTTAGTAGTTGAATGTTCGGTGAATAGCCTTGTAGCATAAGCCAAATTAGAATTGAATACCGCAACTTCAGTAAGTTTATTTCTAAAAACATCCAATGCGTTTTTGTATTCATCATTTTTTTGTCTCAACAAAGAAATTTCTTCATTAATTTTGTTTGGCCTTCTCCTATTTTCAATTCTATTAATATTCATATTTGAACCTTTTCTATTACCAATTTTACCAGATTTAACATAATTGTTAGTTCTAGAAGCTTCTTTTGCTTCAACTTTTTTCTTAATTGGTTTAAATTTACCATCCATAAAATCTTCATCATATTCAAATTTAGGTTTACCCATACCAACCCCTCTGGTTCCTTGTTTCATTTTTGTTTTGAAACCAAGATTTGGATTTTTTGAATATTTGAATTTGGATGGACTACCAGTTCCTTTAGTTTTATAAATTTTATCTTTTGATTCACCAATTTTCATTTTTGGCAAAGTATCAAAATTTTTCATTTCTGAATTTTTTTCATACTCAGTTAAATAATCGTCTTCTCTTATATCTTTATAAGAATGATGTTTATTGAACATACGATCTATTTTAGGAAATCCGTATTTTTCATCTTCTCCGTATTCTTCATCGTCATCACCAAAATCTTCATCATCGCCAAAATCTTCATCATCATATCTATATTTAGTTTTGTATGATGGCATGTCATGAGGTATTTTTAGGTCAGAATATTTTTCTTCATCGTCATCACTAAAATCTTCATCGTCATCACCAAAATCTTCATCATCGTCAAAATCTTCATCATCGCCAAAATCTTCATCATCCATGTTATCAATTTCTAATTCATACAATTTTTCTTCATCGTTAAAATCTTTGTATTCATAGACTTCAGTTGATCCAGGAAAATCCATTTCATACATATTTTCTTTCATATCTGTACTTTCATTTAATTTTATGATGTATTCGGTTTCCCCATCTTTTAAAGATATTTCTTTGTCATCTTTTACTACTTCAATTTCGTCATTCGGACCCATTTTTTTAAAAACATCAATTAAAGTTTTAGTACTTACTTTTCTCATATCGGCGACTTTAGGTTGAGTTACATCTACTTCTTCCTCGTCTTCTAAATCATCATCATCGTCTTCTAAATCATCATCGTCTTCTAAATCATCATCGTCTTCTAAATCATCATCGTCTTCTAAATCATCATCGTCTTCTAAATCATCATCATCTTCTGAATCATCATCTAATTCTGAATCATCATCTAATTCTGAATCATCATCTAATTCTGAATCATCGTTTGGTTCTAAACCCTTTTGTTTTGTTTTAGGCATTACTACCTCTTCTTCATCGTCTTCTTCAATCTCATTTTCTTTTTTAAGAGATTCTTTTACTAAAGATTTGATTTCTTCCTTCATAGTTGAAGCAAGTATTCCTTTTGCATTTTTTTTTATAGACTCCTCCAATTGAGATATTTGGAAAAGAGCGTCATTAATTTCTTTACTCATGTAAATTTTTTTTATATAAATACATGGATATTTGAAAAAAAACAAAAAAAATAAAAAAAGGAACCATTTTATATGATTCCTTTGATAAAAATTGTTTTAAATTTTAATTTAATTTAAAACTTCATCAATTTTTGATTCGGATATAGATGTTATTCTCCATTCCATAGAATAATTTTCATAAACTTTGGTAACTTTAGATTCAACATCAGTAGGGGAAAATGCTTTAACTAATTTTTCTTCTTTAATTTTTTTTAACTTACCTGAAATTTCATCAAGAACATCGGTTGTTATTTTTGCAATAAAATATTTTTCGTTCATGTTATTTGTTTTAATAAAAATAAATAAAAAAAATTATTTTTCAAGAAAAGAATTTAATTTATTCATTAAATTTTTTGTTTTTTCTAACTCAACATTAGAATTGTTTATTATTCTAGAATTTTTTATATTTCGTTCTTCATCTAAATTTTCATCATATTTGTTTTTATCTTCTTTATTTAAAAATAAATAAGCTCCAGGAGTTGATGGGGAAGAAACTAAATCAAAACATATTAATTCAAAGTCATCTTGTACTTCATTTTGATCTCCAACTTTTTTTAATGAACCAACTCCGCGAGATGATATACCCAAAGTAACTCCTTGACGAAGATAATTTGCCGCTAAATCTCCTTTTGTTGATACAATACCTCTTTCGTGAAATCCAGGACTTGTTAAAAGCTTTAATTTTCCAATTAAAACAGGACCTTCCCACCAAATATCAGTAATAACATGAGACACTCTGTCTAAATCAATAAGTGAAGACTCAGGGTGATTTAATTCTGAAAGAGAAATTCCTTTATCAATCATTTTTTTATAATTTTCAGATTCTCTTTTTAAAATTTTTTCAGGATAAATTCTACCATTTCTGTTTGGAACATTGTATTTTTGAAGAACGGCGTAAAATTCAAAAGGTTTAGAATGGTCTAAAAAATTTTTAGATTCGTTTACCATATTTATATTTCTTTTATCCAAAGGATTAACAAATCCAGCATCATGTTCAATTAAAATACCTTTTCCAATTTCATTAGAAGACAAAATTTTATAATTTACCATACTTTTTTACAATAAATATTATGTAATTTCTATTTTTTGTTTTTTTATTACTGAGTTTCCTTGTTTAGTCAAAAAACATTTAAAATATAAATTTTTACTCAAAACATCTTTATAAATATTTTTTGATAAATTTTTTATAGAATTTTTTAATTTTGTTGATTTAAAATCTATTATCTCATTAAGATATAAATTGATTTCTAAATTTAAAAAAGATTTTTTTTTGATTAATAATCCACTAACTCTAAGATCCAAATCAACAATAAAATTTGATTGAAATATTTTTTTATCTATAAATTCTAAAATTGAATGCCTAAAACTTCTTTTTAAATTAGAAATTATTCGATTCCAATTTTCGTAATCGTCTTTTGGTTCAACCCATGTTTGCATGTTTAAATAGATTGATTTTAAATTTTTACAATCAACAGTTCCATAATTTACTTTAACAGTTTTGAACCCGTTGATTTTTATTGATTTCCCTTTCTTCATATATTTTTTTCATATGTGCGTTTATTTTATTACAATAATAAATTAATTTTATATTTATATCAACAGATGAAAAAAAGTCAGATTTTAAAAAAAAATAAAATCAAATAAATTTAAAATTTTAAAAAACTAACGAACACAGAATTATAAAACATAATAAAAAAATAAATTTTATATTGACTCATTTAATGATTTCAATTTAATAAAATTATATTTTGAAAAACTATCGTTTTTGATTTTTTCTATGGTTTCATTAATCGTTTTTTTTGTTTCGTTTTCTTTTTCGTTATTTTGTAATTTTGAAAGTTTGACTAATGATATTTCTTTTAATATATCATATTGATTTTTTAAAACCGACTCATTTGACGACCATAGTTTTTTTATTTTAATTTTTTCGGATTCATCTACATTAGAAAAAATTTTAGAAGTTTTTTTATTAGCTTCATTGATTAGAGATTCGATTGATTTAATTTTTGTTTTTTTTATTTCAAATGGAGGAGTTTTTAATTTTTCTACAATAGTTTTTTTTGATAAAACTTGTTCTACAATGTTTAAAACATTGTTGGAAAATATAGTATCCAAATCTTCGTAATTATTTTTAACTTTTACATGATCTACCCACATATTTATTTCTTTAATTTTTTTGGGAGATATTTTGTTAACAGAATTTTCATAAATTATTATTGATTTTTCAATCAATTGATTTGATAAATTTTCGTCTAACCCTAGATTTGAAGAAAGTTCATCATATAAATAAAATAATTTTGATAAATTTTTGTCTTTCAAAACAAGCTCTTCAAAAATAAATAAATCATTTTTTAATGAATCTTCAACGTAAGACTCAATTAAAACATGTTCAATTTTTGATTTTAATAATCCAAATTTCATAATTATAAATTTATTTATAAATATATCAATCCTTCAATATTTTTAAAAGTTCTTGTTCAATATCTCCTAATGAATTTGAACCCTTAGAAAAATTTAAATATTGTTGATTAAAAAAATCACCATTTTCTAAAAGTATGTTAAGATTATTTTTATTTTCTACCTCAGGAAGTGTGGATGGAGGACTACCAGCACTTGGTGGTTTAGGCGGTCCTCCAGGTGGTTTAGGTGGTCCACCCAAAGGTCCTCCTGATGGTGGTTCTTCTGCGGGAGATTCACCTGAATTTTCAGATGGCGTAGTTTGTGTATCACCAGATTTAACTTTATATAAATCATCTACTTTATCAAATAATCCTGTATGTGTTATAATTGTTGCGGTATTTGCTAATTCGGCAGATACGGCTCTTTCTAACCTTTGTTGTTGTATATCCAGTTTAATTTCTTCATCAGAAAATTGAAATATGTGTTTTTTTGCCCATGTTGCCGATGTTGGAGCCAATGAATTTGGAATTTCTGTAACTAAATCTTTATACAATGTTACCCTTTCTTTCCAAACTTCTATCATTAATAAATCGGCTTGTTTAGATGGATTTGTAAGACCCAAAACAAAATTATTAAGTTCATCATCAAATCCTAAAAGATATAAATGTATTATTGCAATTTTGTTAAGTTCAGAAATAATAGATTTTTGAATTTTGTTAATTGTTCTAGCAAATCTAATATCTAATAAAGATAAATTTTTACCGTCACCTACAGGCTCTTCAAACCCTAAATAAGCTTTTGGTATTCTAAGAGAAGTTAATAATTTTTTTTGAATGTACTCGATGTCCGCAATTTCAGATAAATTAGCAGCACCTGCTAATGTATCAATTGGATTTGCCGCTGTGGCATCTCTTACAGGTATAAAATAATCTTGATCAACAGCCATTTGATTAAATCTTAAATCAACATTTCCTGTTTTACTATCAACTACTTGGTCTCTTTTAAATTTATTTGCGACTCTTTGTACATAAGCCTCTACATCTTTATCGTCCATGTTACCAACATAAACTTTAAAAACTCGTCTTTCTGGTGCTCTCGATGTTCTATATATTAACATTGCATCTTCTGCTAATACTAATTGTTTCCAAATTCGTCTTGCTTTTTCTAACATAGAAGTTCCATATGGTAGTTTTCTGTCATCTCCTAACAATCTAAAGTGTGCAATTTCCCAAGTTTGAAACTCCAAGTCTTTATTTTTCCAAGTAAATCGTAAACTTTTTTCTTTTGGATCTGCAGTTGAGTTTACGGTTCTTTTTTCCATACCCCTTTCTAATCTTTCAATCTCAATATTAGGTAATTGCAAACAACCAGTAATTCCTTTTTCAGGATCTAATTTTAGATATACAAAGTTATCACCATATTTACACATATTTCTTACCCACATTTGTAAATTAGTGTTCAAATCTAAATTGTTGTTAAAAAGATCTGCTAATATATTTTTAATTCGTTTAGACTCAGAATAAATTTGTAAAACATAACCATCTTGATTTGGTGTTGTTGATTCTTCGGCATAGATATCTAAAGCTGTTGATATTTCTGGAGTATATTCCATAGATTCGTAATCATAAAATGCAGATATCCTATTTGGTTCATAGTATACTGCCTGAGTGTAAAGATTATTTTCAATTTTTTTCCAAGTATCTGTAAGATATAAAGTTTGTTGTGCTTGAAGTTTTTGTAATTCATATTCTTTTGGATCTCTTGTTTTTAAAAGCTCTTTTTTATCAAAACTATAAACCGGTGCATCCAAACCTAAAGTGGAATCTGGACCAAAAGTTTTAGATAATCTTTGCCAAACAGTAAGTTTTTTATTATTTTCCATAGTGCAATTTTAATTATAATAATAAAATTATAAATATTAATTACTTATTTATTATTGCCAAACAACCAATTATATTTTAAATAGTCTTCTTTATTTGGTCCAATATTTTTGTTAAATCTATAATTATCTGTATTTGTGTTTGGTAACATAGGATCAAAATAAATTTGTTTACCAACAGATTCGTTTGATACTATTGCCCAAGAATCAATCATAGATTTTGCTTGTTCTGTGGCTTTTTCTAATTTAGAAAAAGATGACTCGGCAATATATATCGCCATTGAAATTCCCATGATTAAATCATCGTGTTGTCCTTTTTGATGATCAGGTCTTCCATTAATATAAACAAAAGTATTCATTTCATTATATAAACGAACACTTCTAATTTTAAACTTATGTCTAACCCATTCTTCAAAAGCAGCAATAATCTGAACTCTTTTATTATTAAAATTTATACCAGGAATTTTTTCAGAAGAATTTTTATTTACTGACCAAATATTAAAAGGATCAACTCCATCCATATATAAATTTTTAAATCCGAGCTCTTGCATTTTTCTAACTGTTGTTATTCCCATACCTCCAGTAATATCAACAACAACATATGAGTTATACATCATTCCCCATTTATAAGCAACTTCTGCTAAGTTATCAGGAGGAATTTTACCAACATATTCTAAAACTTGTTCTCTTTCGTCAAAATCTATAATTTGAATTGAAGAAAAATCTTCACTGTCTCCTCTTGAAACGTCAACACCCATAATATATTTATGACCTTGTATTGGTTCTTTCCAAATCCATAAAGCATTTCCCATTAATTTAGATGGAGGATCCATTAAAGAATTATTTTTAATTTCCTCTAATTGTTTGTTATCAAACACATTATCTCCAGATCCTAAAAATTCGCAATTTAACTCTTGGTTAATTTTTCTTTTGTCATATTTAAGTTTTTTAACCATTTTTTCATACCAAGATGAACATGGTTTGTATCCTTGATTAAAAAAAT